GTACACCGTCATGCCAGCGACCAAAGCTGGTGAGCCTGTAGTGGTCAGTGCTGTGGCAGTGCAAGAGGCCGTAAACGACAGGCCACTTGCTGTAGACCAGTTGGTTGTAGAGCTAGTGTTCCACGTTCCTGTACCACCTACCCAGTATCGGTTAGCCATTGTTTACTCCTGCGGTGTCGTAATAGCGGCTATCCAGTCATTTAGACGCTGCTGTTTCATGGCTTCAATTTCAGTGTCACTTGGCAACTCTTCGCCTTCAGGGAACCACAAAGCGTCTGAAAACTTACCGTAGGTAGTTTGGAACTCAAAGTCGATATACATCGTCTTTCCTTTAGGCAACAGCAACGCAGCGCCATGTGGACGTAGCCACGTTCCACACGAATCCAATGTCAAGTCGAGCCGTGGTCACCGTAGTCGTTGGCAAAGAAACCGTCGATGCTGAGAATGACGCGCCCCAAGTGATGGCAATGGCTCCAGTGCCGGTGATTGCAATCCACAACTTCTGGCCGTTGGTGGGCGTACCCGTTAGGTTGGTCGTAAACGAAGTAATCGCAGCAGACTGTGCAGTGATAACCATCATGTCGTAGCTATCGGTGTTCAGCGTAGGCGTTGCTGAATTCGCCGTACTTGCCAGAACCCGTGGAGTGATCCGCTTGTTCGTAAATGTATCGGTGCTGGAATAGGTGGGAATAGACGCGCCAGCAAGCGTTGCAGCACCCGTGCCGCCGTTACCTATAGGTAGGATGCCGGTAACGCCTGTTGTCAACGGCAAGCCCGTCAAATTAGTAGCAACACCAGATGTTGGTGTTCCCAACAGAGGAGTGACAAGCGTAGGGCTTGTGGCAAAAACAGCAACTCCAGTTCCGGTTTCGTCAGTTAACGCAGCAAGTAAATTGGCCGAGCTAAATGAACCAAGTGACGTTGCATTGCCAACCGATGTGACGGCACCGGTCAGGTTGGCATTGGTGGTCACGTTACCGGCAGTCAGGCCCGCCGCCGTGCCGGTGATGTTCGTACCGACCAAAGCAGATGGAGTCCCAAGGGCAGGAGTCACCAACGTAGGCGAGTTGCTCAAGACAACATTGGTCGTACCCGTGCTTGTCGTGACACCAGTTCCGCCGTTGAGGACAGCCAATGGACTAACTGCATTTGCAGCAGTAGCCAGCACCGTCACTACGTTGCTGCTGTTCTTATAAAACAGCTTGCCATCAGCGGTATTGAGCGCCAACTCGCCAGCAGCAAGGTCGGCTGCAAGCGGAACGTTTGTGGTCGTTGCGCTGTAGTACAACGAAATTGGGGTGTAGCCTGCTTGAGACATTAGAAAGTTCCTCCGGAGATGCCAGACCACGTTGGTGCGCTGGCCCCTGCTGATGTTAAAACATACCCAGCCGTTCCAGCCGCAGTGACTGCGTATGCTGTGCCGGTTCCATAAATTGCCCCGCCTGCTGTTGGCGAAGCCGTGCCATTTGTACCGCCGCTGGCAATTGGAAGGGTGCCAGATACGTGTGTTGTAAGGCCAATCTTCCCATAGCTTGGGGCAACCCCAACGCCGCCAGAAATCAACGCATTACCGACAGCGACATCGGCCAACTTAGCTAGGTCAGTAACTGTGCTGGCGTACAGTATGTCGCCCACCGTATACGCCGTCTGCCCAGTCCCACCAAGCGAAGCCAGAACAGGACTTGTAAGGCTAAACTGCGACCCAACAAGAGTAAGTCCTGTCCCGGCGGTGTACGAAACAAGCAGCCCATCAACGTACTGCTTGGTTGCAAGTTGCAACGCGCTGGTAGGATTCTGCGTTACAGCAACAGACGTAAGCCCACCAAGGGTCGTAACAGTCGCTCCAAGCGATGCAACGGTAGTACCTAGCGTAATGTCGGTACTGAGCATCGAAATAGTGCCAGTGGACGTTATAGTCCCTCCGGTAAGCCCTAGCCCCGTGCTGATGGACGTTACGCCACTTCCAGCGGCAAATGGTTGCCAGCCAAGGCTTGTATACCCAACAAAGTTGCCGGTAGTGCTATCGAAACGCATCTCCCCAAGTGATCCAATTGGCTGAAGAACCGTTGACCCAACAGGAACTTTCATCGACCCGGTTCCGGGAATTACCGGATTGTCAGCAAGGCCAATTGTTGGATAGCCGCTGATTGCCGTTCCATTAGCAACATCAATTTCGTTTGCCGTACCTTGAATCTGGGTTGCCGCAAAGGTTCCAGATGTATCCAAAGTAAGAATGCCATTAACACTCAAATTTGCCAAAGAAGCAATTTGGCCCGTCAAAGCAATTACCGGGTTACCAGCAACACCAGAACCGTTAGTAATTCCAACTCCAGCGCCAGACGATGTGATAGACCTACCAACAACGGTTGACCCATTAGTCTTTACTTGAAAGCCCGTCGATGAGCTATTCAGCGAAAGCAACGCCCCAGTGGTCGAGATGTTGAACAGCCCTTGAGCGCCGCCATCCGTCAAGACCAAACCGTTGGTCACACCAACGTACCGGCTATTGGGTAGCGTAGGCTCGTTGTTTACCGTCAGGAACGTCTGGGTCTGCGATGGGGATGCGGAGATAGCACCAGTTGTAGTCTGTACCGTTACGCCATTCTGGACGACAGGAACAAGCTCACTACCAGTAATTGCACCAGCGGTGGGGAGTTGACTGATTGTTACTTGTGCGGACATTATTGACCCTGATCGTTAGTTGGAGGGCTTGGCGCGATCTGGTCTTTGTTCCCCGTCTGTGTCGGCGTCTGCGTGTTCTGCTCCGTCGAAATTTGGAACTCGCTGGTTCCTCCAGTCATAAGGAAGTCGTCAGAAGCAGCTATGTTTGCATCTGGCCTTGGAAACCGAATCGTTATTCTTTCGGTTTTACGAGCAGGTAAACGGTATGGATCAAGCTGATCAGCGCACCCAGTATTACATACCCGCAGACCCGGAAAGTTGGGGTCATTCCTCATGACAGCGTGCGGATACTTCATCTTGCACCTATCGCAAATTGCGATGGCAATGTCGGAATATCCAAGAGTGTCAAGGAAGACCGGCATGGTTACCTCGTATAAACTGAAATATTCGGGGCGAAGTAGATTGGTGACCGGTCGCGTTCTTCCTCTTCAGCCATTGAAAGGTACTTGCTTCCTTGGCCTTCAAGGTACTGAATCCGGGTCATTTCGACACCCGGAAGCTCCAAGCTCATCTGGTGAGCCAGCATACTGACTACAGCCATGTACCAGCGCTGCGGTATCTCAAGCTCACCGTATAGGTCACCAACGTCCATGATCTGGCGCGAGTACCACACCGTCATCTGATAGAAAGCATTCTGCGGAACAGGCCACAGATAGATTTTTGATTGCGGGATGGTGCGATTGAACCAGAACTGGAACGGCTGATTGGCCGTAAAGTTCTTGTTTGGAAGGTTCGTATAGTCGTCCCGGTTCAGACGGGACATTGTAATTTCTGTTGAGTTGTTGCCGAAATACAGTTCACGCAGCGACAACGTGGTGCCGCTATACGCCCGGATTCGGTAGAACTCTGTTGTCTGACCGGCTTCAATGTCAGTCCAAACCCACTCGCCGTTGACTACTGGAATGGTGCCAAGGTCAGATAAGGTCGTCCAAGTCGTGTTGTCAACTGAACTTTCAAGGATGATCGACCAAGACCCGGTAGCTGCGGGAAGAAACCCAATAGAGCCAATGTAGATTGGATTTGCCGTACCATAGTCCACCGAAATGTTGCCATTTGCGGACGTCTGGGTGCAGATAGTATCGACATTGCCGTCATATACGTTAGCAACAACACCACCAGCAGACGAGGTGTAGGAACCATTTGGACGGTTCATCCAGCGGTACAGGACGTTCAGAACGTCATTTCCACCAAGAGGAAGGTCATAGATGTACTGGTCAGCTTTGAAGCCGTAGACCTTCTTGCTGATGGCCCAATACTGGATGCCAATATTGATCAGGTTCGACAACAAGAAGTACAGCGACTCACGGGCCGACAGGACTTGCTCAGACGTCAATTCTTCAGCCATCTTCCCACAGCGGCGTGCGCCATGATCAATCAGCGTCTGAACTGTCGTTACAGTCGTACCTGTCGTTCCTGAGTACGCCATTTTCTTACCAACGAGAATTGGACTTGTTTTTTGTCGCGGTAGAGACCCGACCCGACCCAAGGTTCAAACGGCCAGATTTTCCTGTGTAACTGACAGAACCACCCTTTTTGTACATTGGCATCAGCTCATCTACGGCTAGTGGCTGCATTGGGTTAAACCCACCACCACCGCCGCCAAATTGTTGTGTACCACCACCAAGGGCTTGTCGGCCCTGTGCCAAAGCCATGTTGCTTTGATCAAGGCTATTTCCGACTTCCCCTAGCGATTTGCCAATTTGGCTTGAGCCTTGATTGACTGTTTCCAAGCCACCGTAAGCACCGCCGCCACGGCCGCCGCCGCCGCCGCCGCCAAAGCCGCCGCCGCCGCCACCAAAGCCGCCGCCGCCGCCACGGCCGCCGCCGCCGCCGCCGCCCAGCTCCTTTGGCATACCGGGGTCAATACCTTTTATTGTGTCTAAAATTGGGTTACCTGTCATTGCCATGATTGTTCCTTTTGTTTAACAAATTACTCTATCACCAACCGGGGCAGTTCCAGCGCTTCAGCGATGCCTTAGCCCGTGGAGCATCACCCTTTGAATGTTTGACTACGCCAGACATCCGAGCGCAGAAAGAATCCTTGCGTGAACCGCCCTGTGGCTGGGGTGCCTTCAGGTGCGATCCGGTCTCACGATTGTACTTCTCGCGGCCCTTCTGGGTAAGTCCTGCGCCTTGACTAACTGGTAGCTTTTCTCCTCGGCCAACAGCAAGGCTTGGCCCGCCTCCTTTGAACTTCCTGCCTTCATCAGCCTTGGCAAAGTCTTTTCCAACTTTTGTTGGGATGCCCACTTTCTTGGCGAAAGAAGGGCTGTGAGCAACTGCCTCCATCAAGCGATGTTGGGAAGGTGACTTGCTTGGCATGATCAGGTCACGGGGTTAACGTAGTGCTTTTGCATTTCAAGAATTACGGTGTATGCGTCACCAGCACTGCCATCGAACGTTGTGAACGTGATTACGCCATCCTTACCGGTTCCAGCGTCGTTCCACAACCCGCCGAATTTTGAGTAATCTTGCGTGTAATTTGTGTTTGGCGGAATAATTTCAATGACTACTGGCGTATTTGCTTTCCAGTTCATTTGCACTTCTAATCCATGCGTCATTGCTGTGCACTTCAAAATGCTTACAGCATCGCAAGCACCACCAGCCGCTGACGGAGTAAGCGAAGCAGGCGTTACTTTTGCAACAGCAGATTCATTTTCAGTCGTACTCATCGACGCATAGAACTTCATGATGGCAATTCGTTCGCCATCAAACAATGTTTGGGATGTAGCAGTAATAGTCATGTTCTCTCCAATAAAAAGCAGGGGCCTAAGCCCCCACTTTACTTCAGCACGCCCCGCCACGCTTCTTAGGAACAACCGTAACGGCTTCCTTCGACTTCGTGACGCTACCAGCAGGAGGATTGATAAATCCACGCCCTGCGCCTGCTTCCTTCTTGGGAGCAAACAGGTTGTCAATGAAGCTGTGCGCCTTCTTGGCAAAGCTCATTCCAACTGGAGGAGCGTTCACCACCCTGTCGTATTCGCCATTTGAAAGATCAATTTCACCGCCATCTTTCATCTTACGACCATACTTCAGGTTGCTGTCAGCTTTTGCTGCCCGCATTGCCGGAGCATTTTCATTGGCGGACATACCTTGCAACTGACGATTCCCCGGAGCTACCCGGCCACCACTCTTGTACGTCCCGGTGAGGGCCGTAATGCTGATTGGCTTTGGAACAGGCTTGTTGCCTTGCTTCATTGCGACAGGGGCACCTGAATCAACAGTTCCCCCCGCCGCGTAGGCTTTTTTTGCTGAACCACCCTTCTTGTAGCCGCCCTGACCA